AGGTCGTACAATTCGGCGTTATCCGCTGCTACGAGATTAGGCATTGTCAACTCCAAAACCTGCGAGAAGAATACCGTTCCGTTTTCTACGGAAGCCGTTACGGTTTGCTGAAATGAGCCGGTGTTCTTGGTGAGTTCAAAACCATATACCGTGATTGCCGCCGCTGCGTCAGAAATCGCACCGTTTGAAACCGCGCCCCAATCCGCCGCATCAAAGGCTTTCACCCATACGCGTTTGATTCCTCCGATTTTATCTTTACAGGGGAAGGAACGCCCTGAAACTGTAATACTACAAGCCATGAGTTAGAGGAATTAAGGGGAGGGATTTTAAGCCCCTCCCCGGTTCAATTATGCGGTGCGGTAAGCGAAGCCGGCAGAAGCCGCATCAACGACTTGTGTTCCGCCTGAGAATTGCATGATAACGCGAGTAACGTCGTCTCCGGTTACACCGGTCAAGTCCAAAACCGCCGCTTGAATGTGATCCGTCAACAAGTCCGTTCCGAAGTACAAATTGTCTGCTTTTGACAAGATGAACGCGTCGTTAGGCATTCCGCCCGGAGTAATGATGTCGTATCCAGCGTAGCGAGAAACGAGGCCATCATTCAAGAAAGGAACAGAATATGTATCTGCCAACGCTTGATAGTACAACTGAGCAGAACCGCGGCTCATGAAAATCTTCGCGTTCGGGTCGCCTGCGATAGCCGCTGGAGCTTCCGCCGTCAAGCCCGCCAAACGGGTCAAGATATTCGCGGCAGTAGTTGCACCGCTCAACTGTTGCATTGTTCCGGCGTTGTAGCCCACTTTCAACTGTTGACAAAGGCCATTGAAAGAAGTGTAAGCGGGAGTTCCTGCGCCTGAGCCGTCTGCGTCGAAGTTACCTTGCCAAATGTTACGCTCGATACTTTCTGCAACCTTTGCGGCTACGTATTGAGCCACGTAAGAAGAGAAATCAGAGGGAGCGTTTGAAGATTGCCCGCGCATTTGAACAGATTCCCAAGTCGCGCGAAGATCCGCATTGCAAACTTGCTCGTTAACCTTCAAAGCGGAAGCGGTCAAAACCGCCTCGCCCAAAGTCAATTGGTTAGATGCAGGTGTAGAGAATGCGCAATCGTCGTTCGCTTGGATTGCTGCGCCTGAGAATTTGCGGAGAACCGCTTTTGAATGAACGTTCTCCAATACGGAGATGTAACCATTTGCGATCGTGTCAGCAGACAAAACCGCTGCGGCTACGTAGGGACGTGCCGCTTCGCCGGCGTAAGTGCCGACTCCAACTGTAGCGTTAGCCATTATTTAGAGAATTGATTGTGGATCGCGGCAACGCGCTCCGTGAGTGATAACTTAGAAAGATCGACGGGGGGTTGAACCTCCATCTTTGGAGCGCGAGAAATAGACTTCGTAGCCTGCTTGCTCAACTCCGTAATTTTTGCGTCTCGGTCTTCGATTTGTGAAGCGAATTCCGCTTTCGTTGCTTCGATAGCTTCGGCGATCATGCCGGCCACCTCTTCGCGTGTCAATACCTCGGAAGATGCTTCTACCTCTTCGGCCTTTGGCTCTTCGCTCATTTCCTCCTCTTTGTCTTCTTCCGCTTCTACCGCTGGCTCTTCGCTCGCTTCGTTTACTTCAGCGACTACGCCTTCAGCAACTACCAACATAGAACCGTCAGCAAGAGTGTAATCGCCGTCCGGGAGAGGGATTTGTTCGCCTTCGTCGTTTACTACGAAAACAGAAACGCCGACCGCGAAGGCTTCCGCGTCGGTTTGGATTTCTTGCCCGCTGTCAAGCGTAGCAACTGCAAATTTTACCTCCGCTTTTTCTTCTACCTCCAGTTGAACGGAGTACTTTTCGAACAAGTCGGAGATGCGTTCTTTTAGAGTCATCTTCGAGGGATTTAGATAATAACGATTTTAAAGGGTCATTCCTTACTCGTAAGGCGTTCGGTGAGGTATTCCATAGCGAGTTCGATTTCGACGGCTGAGAGAAGCTCTAATTCGTTTAGCTTGCTTTTTGCCCATCGTAACCCGGCCTTCCCTCCCCACAAGAGGTAAGAAATCGTTCCGCATTCAGTCGAGGAATTTGGATCGTAATATTCTTCCGCACGAGAGAGGTAAGAATACATTCGTTTTATGGTCTCCTCGGAAATCGGTTCGCCTTGTGCGAGTTGTTGCGCTCGTACCTTGCCCGTTTGAGTAGCGCATTTATTACCCTCTTTCTCGTTTAATTCGATGCCTCTCTTTGCGTTATTCCGGACGGCCTCGGGGTAATCGTTATATGACTCCATAACTACGCGCTTACCCTCTTTATATCGCCCGTCTTCTTTAATCGTAGCGCGTGCCATCTCGTATCGGTTGGTAAAGTACCCTTCGATGCTGAAGCCTTTTACGCTTCCTTCTTTGACGAACTTCTCCCAAATAGCGTCGTTCTCTACTTTCATAGATACCATCCACGTACCGACCGGGACTTCAAGCCCGTAGATACGGCTTTTGTCTTGCTCGCCTTCGACGATCCAACTCTCAACAACATGGAGGCCGTTTATCTTGTGTTCGTGTTCGAGGGTGGCGTTCGCTTGATTCCCGTTTTTGAAGTAGAGTTCCATCGCACGTCGGACGGTCTTCTTTGAGAAGTAGACGTAATATTCTTCTTCTCCGTTCTTACGGTAAATCGGCTTATCTGGAATAAGAGCCGCGCCCATGATGAGACGTTTTTCTTCGTTTTGAGTTTTGAATTCTACGACTTGGGAATTCATCGCGATCCAATCCGACTCAATCGCGGGATGTTCTACGAGGGATATAGCGTCGATTCCGTAGAGTTCCGCTTCTTCGTCAATTATGAGTTCTAAAATATTCATCCTACTAAAGAGGCTTGGTCATTAATACGTTGATTTGCTTGTTGGGCGTTCGATACTTCCGAGGAGACGACGTATGTACGGAACCCTGTTTGCCCTGCTCCACCTCCTAAGAATCCGAGGTCGAGTTGTGGGCTGGTATTTTGTGCCGTTGCTCTTGTTATCGTTTCCGTGCTGTCATCTTGCCCGCTATCAAATTCTGTTTTTTTGATTTTTCGAATTTGTGCGATACCCGTAGCGGCTACCGTAGCGGCATTAATAAAGTTAAGAGGCGGGGGCGAACTACTGAGGGCTTTCGAAACACCTTGAGCCGTTTGGATAATCGCTTGAGCAATTTGGAACTTTTTATTCTTCTCGAATGCTCTTCGTTGTTCTTGCTCTGTCTCTCCTGTATTCGCCTCGTTCAATGCCATAAGTGCCCCGAGGGCATTAGTAGCCATTTGAACGTAACTGTCATATTTCGCCTGTTCTCTTTCGAGGTCTTCTCTATCGTATTTATTGTTTATTTCTTGCTTCTTTTTCTGATATGCTTCTTCTAAATCTGAAAGCAAGACTTCGTTCTTCTCGACAAGAGATTGCTTTTCATTGTACCATTCTTGTAGCGCGATTAATTCTAAACTTCTCGCGCCCGTAAGAATCCCGTCGATTTCTTTCTGATGATTAATGGCATTTTCAATTCTTTCGCGCTCCTTGTCAATGATTTCTTGTTGCCGTGCGAGTTCTTCATTTTGAAGACTGGCGATAGAAGTCATTAATTCGGTCTGAACCGCCGCGCTACTTTCCGCGGCTTCGGCGGCGGCGATACGTGCTTCTGCCAGACGATCAAGGCGTTCTTCTGATTCTCCTTGTAAGGTGATTTCGCGTTGAATGAGTGCGACCTCTGCGTTCGCTATATCCATCCGCTTTTGTGCGAATTCCGCGTCTTTATCTGAAGCCTCTTGAGCCGCCGCAATCCGCTCTTCTATCGAGAGCCGTTCGTCGTCCCTGCGTTGTTTGAGTTGTTCGATTTCTGCCCGGGCTTCGGCATATTCCACATTCAACTCTCTTTGTTGGTCTCTGAGGCGTTGTTGTTTTTGAGTTAGTGCAGTTGCCGCTTTGGTTGCTTTCGTTACCTGTTCGACATAATCATTCGCAAACTCTGTAACCGATTCAACGGCCTCTCCGATTTTGTCGGTTATGTCCGTAACCCCGAAGGCCACTTGCCCCACGGCATCCGCTGCGACTTTTGAGGCCGCTTTCCATTTGCCATCCATCAACAATTCCCAAGCTTCCCCAATCTTTGGGATGAAGTTTAGAATACCGTCAATACGGTTCTGGATGTTTTGCTTAATGGCATCCCCGAGCTTCTTGATAGATTCGACCGGATTAGAAAAGGCGTCGACTACAGCCCCTGCAAACGGTTCGATACGTTGAACGAGAATATTAAAGGCAGCACCCACAGCGGAAACAACTACCTCGAACGCTTCCGCGATCTTCTTATTTTCAGCCATCTTTGCGGCAAGCCCTGCAAGGATAGCCACGAGCGCACCGATTCCAGTTGCCGCTATGGCCGCCCCCAAAGCCTTAAAACCGGAATCGCCCATGCGACCAGCCGCGCGTAGTCCCTCCCCTACCTTGCTCGTTTT